GAAAAACTGTGGTGGTGGCAAGGGCCACAGCTAGAAAACGAAGAGATACGTAGGCAACGTGCTAGAATACTAGATGCACAGCCTATGGTGAACTTCTTAAGGACCCTCAAGAATCCCCAGAATGTCTATTTTATGTCTGGCAGGTTAAAGGAGTTACACCAGTGATAGCGGAGCTTGCCGCCGCTAATGCCGCCTTTGGTGTCATCAAAGAGACAATAGCAAACGGTAAAGAACTGTATGAAGCAGGACAGGCACTAGCAGACTACTTTGGCCTCAAGGCTGAGATACAAAAGAAAGCACATGAACACGGATATAAGTCTGACCTTGAAGCGTTCATGGCCACAGAGCAACTCAAAGAATATGAGGAAGCTCTGAAACAGATGATGATCTGGCAAGGGCGAGCCGGGTTATGGACAGATTGGTTAGACTACCAGAAGAAGATGAAGGAAAGCCGTGAAGCCGCAGAGAAAGCTGAGAAAGCCAAAAAAGCTAAACGTAAAAGAAAAATTATTGATGGCTTGCTTATTATCAGTTTGGGCATTGGCATTCTCACAGCCATTGGCTTGGTAGGCTACATCTTTTACTGGGTTGCCCAACAGAGGTAATTATGTGGATAACACTAGGCATATACGCAATCGCTCTACAGCAGGGTATCTTTCAGGTGCTAGAGACTAAAGAGTTTCCTAATCCTGAAGATTGCTTTAGGGAAGCGTTAATTGTTGCACAAGACACCAGTGACCCTCGTGGTATGTTATGTGTCCCTGTTAAGAAAGAAGGATCATGATCTATGCTTGGGATAGTCACAGCTATAGCGAACTTGGCAGGTACATGGGTCAGTGCCAAGGCGGAATCAACCAAGGCCACCGCAGAGGCGAAAGCAACCGCACTGAAAACAGCGGCACAGTCTACAGCGGACTGGGAACGCATCATGGCAGAGGCATCAAAGAACTCGTGGAAGGACGAGTGGCTTACGATAGTATTCAGCATTCCTTTGATACTTGTCTTTATACCAAGCATGGTAGGACATATTCAAGCGGGATTCAACGCATTGGCAACTTTGCCGATTTGGTATCATGAAATCCTCATGGTAATTGTACTTGCCTCCTTCGGTGTGAAGGCTGGTAAAGGCGTAATGGAAATGTTAAGGAAATAATATGCCTAAAAGACCTATTAACCCAGCAGAAGTATACGATGAAGGACGATTCCTTGCAGGTGAGTCTGATCCCTTTAACCCTAAACAGCCCAAGGTAAAGAAGCCTCATCCAAGCTGTACCACTCCAGAGACTTGTGTTGCACAGGGACGCTGTCGTAAGACAGGTAAAGCCTTGGTCAACGGTAAAGTGGCTAAGTAATGTCTCTGTATAGGAACATTCACGCTAAACGGAAACGCATTAAAGCCGGAAGTGGTGAAAAGATGCGTACTCCGGGCAGTAAAGGCGCTCCAACGGCTAAAGCATTTAAACAAGCTAAGGAAACAGCTAAGAAACGTAAGTGATTTGACATTTAACATATTTTCTGGTATAATACAATGGCAACAAAACGCTCTGTTGGTGCGGCACTGACAACAACATTAACAGATATCTATGAAGTTCCTGCGAATAAGAGAGCTGAATGGATATTAGTGTATGTTACAAACACGTCAGGCTCTACTGAAAACTTTACCGTCACTTATTACGATGCCTCTAAAACAGCCTCTTTACCAGTTCTAAGTGGATATTCCCTTGGCGCTAAAGAGTTCTTTCAGATCGGCGGTCAATATAACGAGTTCATCATGATGGAAGCAGGCGATAAAATTCAAGCATCTGCAACAGCCGCCGCAACGATACTTGTATCCGTCATTGAACATAATGCAACAGCAGTCAGAGGTGAAGACTGATGGCGGTAGATTCTAGGCTAAAGCGGGTAGGCGTTAGTGGCTATAATAAACCTAAGCGCACACCAAACCATCCGACTAAATCACATGTTGTAGTCGCTAAGGAAGGCGACAAAGTAAAAACAATTCGTTTCGGACAGCAGGGCGTTACTGGTGACAAGAAGCCTACAGCCCGTCAGAAATCATTCAAGGCAAGGCATGCTAAGAACATCGCTAAAGGTAAGATGTCAGCGGCATATTGGGCTAATAAGGTTAAGTGGTAATGACATACTTAGAACTGGTAAATTCCGTACTAATCAGACTCCGTGAGCGTGAAGTGACTGCTGTTACAGAAAACAGCTATTCTAAACTCATCGGTCAGTTTGTTAATGATGCAAAGAGACAGGTAGAGGATACTTGGAACTGGAATGCCCTACGTAAAACTTTAACAGCCACTACACAGGCAGGTGTTTTCAACTATGAACTCAACACTGCTGGTAGCCGCTTCCGTGTCTTGGATGTTGTGAATGACACTTCCAATTGGTTTATGGAACAACGTTCATCAACGTGGTTTAACGATGCATTCTTAAACAATCCGCTTGTGCAGGAAGCTCCACGTTATTACAGTTTTAACGGAGTCTCTGCAGACGGTGATACACAGGTTGATATCTATCCTATCCCCGATTCAGCATACAGCATTCGTTTTAACATTGTAGACCC